TATCAACGATGCCGATGGCAATCAGATAGTTACGCTTGGCCTAAAATCACAAGCCATTGCGACAGTCAAAGCACAGGCTGGCGGCTTGCTTGCCCCGACTGACTGGATGGTTATTAAGGCGGCAGAGGTCTCCAGCTATACAGTGCCTAGTGCAACGCTAACATATCGTGCCGCAGTACGAACAGCCAGCAACACAATCGAGGCAGCTATAACATCGGCTAGTGATTTGGCTGCATTTATGGCATTATATGATGTGCCGGTTGATGCTGATGGCAACCCAACTGGAAACGCACCTATAAACAACTGGCCTGATGAGGCGTAATAATGAACGAAGAAAACAAAGTCATCATTGACGTTGTAGCTGGCACAGGCACATTTGCTGCTTGGGTCGGTATGGCACCGGACATTGTGGCTATTGCAACGGGCGTTTGGGTTCTGATCCGCATCTGGGAAACTGACACAGTTAAGTTTTTAACTGGTCGGCAGGACGATGTTTAAGGCTGTCGTCCTAGCCTGCTCTTTAGCTACGCCAGATTTGTGTTATGAGCTACATGACTTTCGCGGGCCGTGGAAATCCTACGAGGCTTGCGTTGAGCGCGTACATGAAATGGCACAGGACATTGGCGAGTTGCCCGGCGACCTTCTAGCAAAATCTTACAAGTGCCTGCCGCTGCGCAAGGGGATGTTGTCTTAATGGAGCCTATCAGTACAGCCCTGATGGCAGTGTCGGCTGCGTCAAATGCCATAGCCTTTATCAAGGCGCGGGTAAATGACGTGCAATCGGTGGCTGATCTGGGCGAACAGATCGGCACGTTGTTCTCGGCACAAAAGAAACTGAACGAAGAGCGCAACAAGCAGGCTGGTGTTGGCGACATAAGTTTTAAGGGTAGCATTGACGCGGTACTTGAGGCGAAGCGTCTCAATGAGGAAATGCAAACAATTGCACAGATGATTAATATGCGTTGGCCGAAGCCAGCGGATCAGCCGTCAACGTGGCAAGAGATCATCAACCACCACAACAAGGCTTTGCGCGAACAGAAAGAAGCGCGCCTTGCAGCGGCCAAGGCTGCAGCAATCGCGCACGATGAAGCCATTGAAAACATGAAAATCGGAATAGCTATTTTCGCATTGGTGGTTGTTGTGGTAGGTTTGTTCATTGCAATAATGGTATCAACAGCCGGAGCCATAGGGCTTAGATGAGTGAAACACGCACTGGCCTTATTGGCGAGCATTATGCTGCCGGGGCTATATTGTCGATGGGCTGGGCTTACGCCCCTGCGGCACAGGATAAGATTGATGGCGTTGCTATTTCAAATACTGATAACACGGTTCTTAGGGTACAAGTTAAGACTGCGAGCTTTCTATTACAGAAAGGCAAGCGAACTCCGGCTTATCATTTTCAACTTGGGTCTGGCTGTTCGGCGAAACATCTACCGCGTAACACAAAAGATTGGGCGGATTATGACATATTGGTGCTGTGTGGCAAGGAACATAGAAGCTGCTTATTCTTCCACGTCAGTCAGGTACAGCAGTACAGCAAGCGAATGCAGGGCAGTGCGTTTTCTCGCGAGGCTGAAGAGGAAAGCTGGCTCAAAGCTGTCGCGCTGGCTAGGGAAATGAGGCTGTAATGGATATCGAAAAGCTACGCGAGGAACTGATAGCCGATGAGGGGATGCGGCTAGACGTGTATCGTTGCACAAAAAATCACCTCACTGTTGGCGTAGGCCATCGCATCATTGAGGGTGACGCGGAACACGGCAAGCCAGAGGGCTACACAATTACTGAGCGCCGCATGAAGCAGTTGTTTGATCTGGACATAGCTATTGTGCGTGAGGATTGTCACCGGCTCTATGAGGATTTCAGCGAGCTACCAGAAGAGGCACAGCGCATTATCGCCAACATGATGTTTAATATGGGCTTGCCAAGGATGCGGCTTTTTAAGGCTATGCGCAAGTGTGTCAATGAAAGGGATTGGGCTGGGGCTGCGCTTGAGATGCTCGACAGCAAGTGGGCAAGGCAGCTTCCGAACCGTTCAGAGAGACTAGTCAAACGAATGAGGGCTTTGGCTGATGGCTAAGGCGCTGCTAGAATACAAGATCATCCCGCGCCTGATGATCTTTACAATGACGGTGGTTTATGTGCGTTGCATCGAGTGGGCGCTATCTCAGCCAGACTTGTCGACACAACAGGCCAGCCTGATTAGTGTGGTCACTGGTGCAATGACAGGATCGCTGGCCGTGTTTCTAAACTCGGAGACAAAGAAATGATACAAGCACTATTAGGCCCGCTCTCTAGCCTTGCGGGAACGTGGCTAGAAGGCCGCGTGGAAACCGCTAAGGCAGAGACAGGGGCAAAGGTAGCCAAGGCCAAGGCAGAGGCCACCATAATGGAAAAAAAGGCCACTGGCGAAATCGACTGGGATTTAAAGATGGCTGATGCCAGTGCGGCAAGCTGGAAGGATGAGTGGCTTACCATTTTGTTTAGCATCCCGCTGATACTCGCGTTTTGTGGTGACTGGGGTAGGCACATAGTATCTGAGGGCTTTGCGGCTTTAGAAGCTATGCCGGAATATTATCAATACACCTTGGGCGTTATTGTCTCAGCCAGCTTTGCGACACGATCTGCGGCTAAATTTTTCGGTAAAAAATAAAGGGGCTTTCGCCCCCTTATCTATTCAACAACCCTGATCGTTCTGATCTTGCCGGGCGTGTGTGTTAGGATGCCATCCTCGATCAGCTTGTCTAGCTGAAACCTGACGGCGGTTCTTGATCGCCCCACAGCGTAGGCTATTTCGTTTACTGTCGGGCCGTAGCCGTTGTAATGGTGGTAAGCAGCCACCGCGTTTACAATCGGCTTCCACGAGCTTTCTCGGCGTTGTCCAGCCATCAGTCAATCTCCTTCAGTGTTAGGGTTTTCTGGCGCATAACAGTCTCAGGCTTTGCCGGTGTGATCCTCTCAGGCTGCGCCCGCATCTTGCGTGTCGGCCACTTGACCTGCACCCGGCGATTGCCAACAGATGCAAAGGCTGTGTCGTGGCTGCCCATCTTGTCCATCAGGGCTGCTGTGGCAATGTCGATCTCTCGCTCGGCCATTGTTTTGTTAGCCTTGGCTGCCATCAGGTGATCAACCCACAGTGCATCGTCACCCTCAAGCTCCAATGGCGGTGCGTCTGCATCGACCCGGCCATACGCCGCCACGCCGTCAGCCGGTGACACGACTGGGTATTTGTCCATATTTTTTCGGCGATTTTCAAAATCAATAACCGCCTCGCGGATGCGGTTTTGTATTACCTCATCAGCCCGATAGACAAACAGACGCAGCGTTGTGCTTTGATACAACACGGCAATGCAACCCCACTTGTATCCAGTACACATCATCTGACCTTGCAACTGGTATCTGCCACGATGTGTCGCCGGGATTTCTTCTGGCCGGGCTGACGTTAGTTTGGCTTCAATCAGGCCAACGCCCTCAATGTCAATTGCCCCGCCTTGAGGCACATAAATACCCTTGTCCCAGTTGGCAATCACTGAGCCTTTGCCAACGCCAGTGCCATCAAGGCTGGCCGCCAGCGGCAAGAAATCGTGCTGGTATGGCACGGTGATGTCAGTCTCAACATTAGTCAAGCCCAAGCGCTCGGCAGCTTTACGCAATATCATTGGCTCAAAGAAATCGCCAAGCTCCATTGGTTCGTTCTGAGGTATTTGCTTTGGTGGGTTGCCCTCATCAATACTGATGAATTGTTCAAGCAATTCATTCTGAGTTTCCCACGGCGATGCGTTAAGCAAAGCAGGCAACCGGCTGACGCTCAACTGATTATGCGGTGTAAGTTTTCCGACCATTATACTGTCTCCCAGTTGTTGTTTTTGCTTAAATTGTCTCTTGCAAGGATTACTCGCAAATTTTCAGCGACGTGAAGCCCACAGATATTTTTGCCTTGCAGCGGCACAATGTGATCAACATGATGCGGCAACCCAGTCAATTTGTTCATGCAATTGCGTTCTTTGTATTTTAGAAGGATGGCGTCTTTGTCAGCCCATTTTGGAATTGCTTGCAACATTGCTGCCCTTCTTGCCGCTCTGTGATGCGCCCGAATGTTTGGGTTTTCTTTAGCCCACTGCAAAGCTTTAGCATTTTTTTCGTCTCTGTTGATGCTATGATGTTGGCGCGTCCTAATTAAAACTTTTTTAGCATTTTTAGAATAATACATCACAGCTTTTAACCTGTCGCACTCTTTGCATTGCCCGCTTGATAAAAGCCTTTCATCAATGTGGCCGTGAATACAAGGCTTGCCGGTAAAGTACCGCAGCAACCCCTGCTCAATCGCCTCTTGGCGTGTGATTATCTCCATCAGTTTGCACCCCCAAAGCGAGCCATCAAATACCAGAAGTTCCAGTCTGTGATTGCGTTAGTGAAAAACGTGATTACAAATGCTGTAACAAACAGCATCCCGATTGTATCTTTAAGCATCAGCCTTCCCCTTTCTGCTGAATGTGCCGAAGCGCACACTTTCCTTTTTCTTGCGATAAAGTTTTTGATGGCGGGTTAGTGGTGGCTCGCCAAGGTTTAGCCCAGACGAACCGCCAAGTTTATTTTCAAAGGTAAATGGATCAGCCTTTTTAAAGCTGCCCAGCAAATCCGCAGACTGCGCCTGCGGGTCATCCTCAAACCCCATTAGTTTGCTCCCATTATGTTGCGCACAGTGCTGGCGTACCATTGCCCGCCCAGTGCTGTTGGAATGCCAGCTTCATTGAGCTTGGCGGCGATGGTGCGTAGTGAGGCACCAGCCTCACGCAGCACAGAGACGATAGGCATTGCCTGCTTGGCAACGACATTAGTGCGGGCGACACGCTTGGCCGCTGACGCACGGCCAGCAGCGGCAGGGTCAGGCGAGCCGAGCTTGACGCCGCGCGCCTTGGCGGCAGCCAGTGCGGCCTTGGTGCGCTCGCTGATCTTGCGGCCTTCCCATTCGGCGAACACGGCGGCCATTTGCAAGAAGGTGCGGTCGGCCTCTGGCATATCGGCGCACTGGATTGGAACGCCAGCCTCAAGCAAGCCGGTGATAAAGTGGACGTTACGCGCTAGGCGGTCGAGCTTGGCAATCAGCAGCGTTGCGCCAGTGCGCTTGGCCTCGGCAAGGGCAGCGGCAAGCTGTGGGCGCTGGCTCTTCTTGCCGCTCTCGATCTCAGTG